AACCATTAGATCTTCTATTGAGTTACGGATAGCATAACGAGGACCAGCCAAAGTTAAAAAAGACCAACCAGTAACCATACTTTCTAGGAAACTGTCATTAGCTACTTTACCTATTAATTTTTGACCAAGAGTGCTACGAGCAGCAGCTCGGTCTAGATCAACTAAACTAGGCACATAAACGCTATTATTAAAATCTGAAGCATAGGCACCAACATCAGACATTGGACCTTCAGCTAGATCATATTGTCTTTGGGTTTTTCCAACCATTGGCTTCTTCATATTTTGCAATGGCTTAGATGTATCCCAACCGCGAATATTGGCAATGTTATCCCATAAACCATAGAAAAATTCTTTTCTTTGACCAGTATCTTCTATACCTTTAAATACCTCTGCTGCTAATCTTGATTCTCTTTGTGGTAATGCAAGGCGAGATAAACGATATATTGACTTTGCTGCATCTGGTGCTGTTACATCAAACTCATTATCTTTAAACATTGGAAGAACTGTAAAACGTTGTTTCATACGATCAATACGAACATTTATTGAATCAGTTGAAAATCTAAATATGCTAGTACCTTTGGTCTTTTTTAGATCTCCTAGATACTCTACGTTTTGTTCTACACCATTTATGATTGCTTTTACAATACCAGCATCTGTGGCTTCTTCACCAAAAAATTGAGCGTTTACTAACTGAGGACCAACAGCATCTATATTAAATATTTTATTAGTTGCTGTTAAGGTTGCAACTCTTGCTTTACGACCTGCTGTCATACGAGGTGCAATAACTTTTCTTCTAGCACCGCCATTCTGAATAGCAGTTTTTAAATCTTGTGCGTTCTCAAATAGAGCCTTAGCGGTATATACATCCTCTACGCCTGCTTTATTAAATGACTTAATTACTTCATCACCAAATTCAGGTGCTAATCTAGCTAGTTCTTTATTGATGGCAACTTTTTCAATAGGGCTTTTAGCTTCCCTATAGGCTTTTAATTTAGCACCATAATCATTCCAAAAATTTATAGTTTTAGCCTGATTAAAATACTTATTAAATGCAACACCATCTTTGGCTGCACTACCAACTATAATTTCTAAAGCGTATTTATTTATATCATAAAGTTTTTTAATTTTACCGCCGACAATTAATGGATCAGCAAATACGCGATAAGCAGCATCTATAGTTCCTGATATAGTCTTATAAAGAAAACCATTTTGCTCTAAAGATTCTGGTAATAAAAAGTTTGCTATCTGCCTACCAGGAGAATACTTTGCTCTATTAACTTCGTTAAGAGCATCTTGGAAGTTATCTTGTTCTTCCTGTGTACCAATTTTTCTATCTGCTAATTGGATATATCTATTTTGTTCTGGTGTAGCTTCTTTAATAAACTTACCCAGATCATCTTTGTTAGCGATAGCAATTGCTGCAGATATTGCATCATTACCATACTTGTCACGAGCATCTTGAAGACGATCAGCATTAAATATTTTATCGCCTTTGTCGTTTGCTTCATCCCAAGCATCAGTTAGACTTAAATCTCTTTCTGCTGCAATTACACCAGTACGATACAAACGAGTTGTAACATCAGATACGTTTTGCAATCCTGCAAGACCCAAACCTAAAACTTTACCAACTTGGCCACCTGTGTAATGCCAGGCAGTACCAAGCGGGCTACGTTTTGTTTCAACAGTAGGATCATCATTACCAAAAGTTTTTGGTAAAGATGCTTGCTGTGCTGGTGTTAATTTAGCTGCTTGCTCTTTGGCTAAGTCAGGTGGAAGATTAGTTAAAGTTTTATGAGTGGCTAAGGCTTTCTGATAAGCCTCTATCTTTTTTCTATCTTCTGCTGCCAATTGAGCAGCAAGAGCTGCTGCATTTAAATTTTGGGACATTAGTTACCCCGTGATAAAGCATCCTGATATAGTATTGCTACTTCACCTGTATTATCAAAAGGAATCATCTCTGCCAAAATATCTGATAGTTTTCTATTAGCAAATTGTGACTGCATCATAAGTGCTTCTGATCCAGCACCTTCTCCAACTGCTACACCTGTAGTAATAGGTTCCATTGGTTTTTGTGATGGTGCAAATAGTGGAGTTACTGGAGCCATTTGATTTATTAGATTAGCTGGTCTTCCACCAACATTATCTGCAATACCGCGAGTCTTAGACTTAGGTGCTGCTGTATTTAACATAGCAGTTTCTTGTCCTTCACCGTATGCTGTAGATCCTAAATCCATATCGGTTCTCTTTGAGAACTTACCAGGACCTGATGCTCCTGCTAATGGGCCTCTAGCCATCTTTGTTCTCCTTAATAGTTTCTAAATCTTGTGCGAACTGTTGCCAGACTTTTGCTTCTTGGCTTTTTTGTTGCGAATTATAAATGCTCATATTATGCAGATCTTCTGCCAGCGCTTCAAATGCGCTAATTAAATTTAATGCAAATCCTGTTACTACTACTAAAAAATCAGATGAACGAACTGGGCGCTGTAGATCATCATCCATAACGCCCAGCTCCTTTCTAAATTATTTACTTCTTTGCTGCTTTACCTTTACGGCCTGGTGCTGCATATCCGAAGAACACTTTTCCGCCTTCTTTTCCTGCTGGCTTATTCTTGCCCTCAGTTGGCTTTGCGGTTGGTGCTGCTGCTCTTGATCCCTTATTCATTTTCCACCTCCTTACGCTCCGCCAATGGCGGCGAGTAGTTGACCTATATCTGGTTGAGATTGTCCAGTAGCAGGGGCCGCACCGACTTGTTGTTCTTGAGTTGGCTGCGAGGCAGGGGCGGGGGCCGCACCTGCTACTGGAAGTTGTGCTGCACCACCCATTGCTTGCTCCATTGGAGCAACTGGTTCTGGTGCAAATGCTTTACCAATTACCGATTCTAAGGATTGTCCTTTTTGTCGGCCCTGGATTACTTCTGCGATTCTAGAAATGATTTGAGTTGGGTCTTGACCTTGGGAAGCAAGTGCGGGTATAGCTTGTGCATACTGAGCAACAGCAACCCTAAGAGAATCGCGCATCTCTTCAATGTCAACCCTTTGTTCTTCTTGTGTAACATTTAGGTCTAATGGTATCTCTCTGCGAACATAGTCGCGGCTGACGAGTTTGTCTGAACGCATTTGTAGTAATGCGATAATGGCTCGGTTAGGATCCATTCCAGACATAATTCCGTAACGAACATCTACACCATACTCGCCTTTAATATCACGAGATGGAGTGTACTTCATTGTATAAGGTGTACCGTCATCGGTTCCCTTAATAGACTTAGTCATAGATCCAAAGATCTTCTCATCTACTTCAAAACATAGACCGATAACATCTTGGAACAACTTAGCAAACTGTGCTTGTGCTGCTTTGATCTGTGTATCAAAGCCTGCTTGTAGTGCTTGAACACCACGACCAGTAATAATAGAAGCATCCATATTACCTGAACGAGATTCAGGATAACGAGCACCTAGACGAAGTTCTCTTTCTAATACGCCAGACTCTGTAAATACTCCCGGTGGTAGTTCTAGTGGAACTCTACGAATACCTTGTGGGTTAGCAGAACGCATAATTGAATCTGGTCCTAGAGCAAGTTCTTGCACATCTTGTGGAATAGCAATAGGTGCTTGGATAGATTTCTCTGCTGCTTGGATTTGTAGAATAGCAAATCTTGCACGAGCAAGTTGTACTGATAGTACATCATCAAACTGACCGCGAGCTTCGCCGTCAAGAGAAGAACGGACTGCGACTCTAGCTAAACACTTACCAATTGGATTTGGTGTGTTTGATAAAATTAAATTGTTACGCTCTGGGATAAATAGTAAGTCTTGATCTTTATCGTGGTAACGCATAACTGATAGGTAAGGTGATGCTGATTGATAAACGCTACGAACATTTAGAATCTGACTTGCAAACTCTGGGAACTGTGCTGCTAATGATTCAGCATCAGAAACTACAACCTGTAGTAATGATGTGGTACGACCAAAACGATCAATCTCTGGATAGACACCAAATGGATTAAGTAGTCGGATGCGGGGATTGTTACCTTCATAATCCATCTCAACTAGAGCAGGTAACATACCGTAGGTGTTAAACCAGTCAGCTCCTGAGTACATCTGTAATGGTAGATCTGAAGAGGCTACATAGTAGTTAGCAATACGAGTTCTGATATCAGCAGATTTACGCTGAGCATCTGAAACCATATTAGTAGCTGAGCAGTTAAATGATGGCATAGGTGCCATTGCTTCTGCTAAGTCTCTTGCTGCTACATCAATAAAGTTTGCAACTAGTGGCTTTGGATAATCCTCTGAGAACATAGAAGGATATACCTTAGAGATATCACCTTGACGAACTGAGAGTACATCTCGCATACGTTGATCGCGGGCAGCATACTTAGTCTGTAGCCTCTGCGCTTTTGCGTAGACCTCTTTAACTGTTAACAATTGTTCTCCTTAAATAAAGGTACGTTGTTTTTCATTAAGCATCTCATCTATGTTAATAACCATTCTCTTGCGTTTTTCAGAACTTGATAGGAATGGGTTTGTCATATGATGCTTAGCGTGTATACCTTGGTTGAGCATCTCTCTTGCTCGTATCTCACAGAACCATAAGGCCATAACCATATCGGTCTTGCCTTTAGTAGTAGGTGACCAAGTAATTAACTGTTCTATTAATGATTTAACATTTTCAGTTTGATCACTTGGAAGGTGCATTAGATTATCTCTATGGTGTTTACCATCGTGCTGTTTAGTTCCAAATAAGGTAGACATAGAAGCTACACCAAAGCCTGCATCCCATTTATTGTTACCAGTGTGATGCTCTCGTAATATA